CAAGGCAGTATTATGTTGCAGGATCAAATACAGGAACAAACCCCTTTAACGGATATATAAGTAATGCTCGGATTATAAAAGGAACTGGTATTTATTCTGGAACAACCATTACTGTTCCCACAGCACCTTTCACAGCCATTGCCAACACTCAGCTGTTACTCAACTTCACCAACGGTGGTATCACAGATGCCACAGCCAAGAATGTGCTGGAGACCGTGGGTTCGGCGCAGATCTCAACCGCGCAGAGCAAGTTCGACGGGTCGTCCATGTCGTTTGATGGCACTGGTGACTATTTGGTGTCCCCCGCAAGCGTGAACTACGAAGTAGGTACAGGGAGTTATACCATTGAGTTTTGGGTTTACTGGAATGTAATCGGTAACATCGCAATGTTGTTTGGCTGGAATGGCGGTGCTACGGGTAGTACGTTTGGGTATACATACAGCGACGGTAGAATTGGCGTTGGGATAAATGGAACTAATGAGATTGTTTCGTCGTCCGGGCAAGCCACAACCGGGTCATGGATTCACATGGCGTTCGTTAAAAACGGTAGCACTACTACCATTTACAAAAACGGCGTTGCTATAGCAAGTAGCACTACTGGAGTTTGGTCCTCGAACACGGGCACTGCTACCTTTAGTGTTGGCGGTGGTGCAAGTGCTTCGGATACTAATTGCTACATAGACGACCTACGCATCACTCGAGGATACGCCCGTTACACCGCCAACTTCACACCGCCTACCACGGCCTTCCCAACACAGTAAAAGGAAATAGAATTGTTAATATCAGGTTGTCGAGTCCGAAATGTTGTAATGTCCGCAACATCTGTTGCCGAGAGCGACGATTATTTCAACTTGGTAACACTACTGCTGCCTGGTACCGGGACCAATGGAGCACAGAACAACACTTTCCTGGATTCCAGCACTAACAACTTCGCTGTCACACGCAATGGCAGCGCCACCCAAGGTACATTCTCACCATTCAGCCAGACCGGGTGGTCAGGTTATTTTGACGGTAGTGGAGATTATCTGACTGTTGCTAATAATGCAGCGTTAAATTTTGGAACGGGAAATATGACCATTGAGTGTTGGGTTTATTTAAACTCAACTGCTGGCACACAAACTATTGCAGCAAAATGGCAAAGCGGTAACACTTCGTGGATATGGCAATTTACTTCGTCAACAATGACTTTTTACTTTTCTGGGACATCGTCATCGTTTTCATGGAGTCCTGTAGCAAACACTTGGTATCATTTAGCACTATCAAGAAGTGGAACAGATGTAAAATTTTTTGTTAATGGTGTTCAAACAGGGGCAACATCAACCAATGCTGGAAACGCAGATTCAACAAGCATTGTTGCAATAGGGGCAAACAACGATGGGCCACAGCAATACTTAAATGGATATATAAGTAATTTTCGTGTAGTTAAGGGCACCGCGGTCTACACCGCCAACTTCACACCACCTACTGCACCACTCACTGCCGTATCCGGCACCTCGCTCTTGACCTGTCAAAGCAACCGCTTTGTTGACAACTCCTCCAATGCATTTGCCATAACGGTTACGGGCAATACCGCAGTGCAGGCATTTGCACCATTTGACCCTACCACTGCCTATGCTTCTGCTACCAACGGCGGTTCGGGATACTTTACAGGAACCAGTTCCACTGGTTATCTTTCGCTGACGCAGGCGGCATCAAATGCTATTTTTCCCAGTGGTGGTACCGGTGGCTTTACTATAGAATTTTGGTTTTTTCCTGCTGCTACATCAAGCACATTTAATAGCGTCGTAGCCGGTGCTTGGACTGGCACAGTGGGACAAGTCTGGTGGGAAATAAATTGCGGCAGCACTGGTTTCAATATTACATTAGGCAATAATGGTTTTGGTTCCAGTTCAGGCAATATACAAAGCAGTACTCCGTTTATAGCCAACCAATGGACGCACGTAGTCTTACAAAGAAGAAGTAATGGTACATCTTGGGACGTGTACCAAAATGGTGTCAATGTTTCTGCTAATCAAACCAGTCCTAACAATTTTAATCTGTATTCAGTGGCTCCTATTCGGATAGCCTACGGATATGGCAATACTGTTCTGTCAAGTTTAACTGCTTTCTATTTGGCCAACTTTAGAATTACAAACTCACAAGTTTATTCCAGTAACTTTACTCCGCCCACTGAACCTTTACCTCCTATCTCCGGCACTTCATTACTACTGAATTATATCAATGGCGGCATCATCGATGCTACCGCCAAGAATGCACTAGAGACTGTGGGCAACGCCAGTATCAGCACCACACAGAGCAAGTTCGGGGGATCATCCATGAGGTTCGATGGCTCTGGGGACTACTTAGCTGTTCCAAATTCTGTTGGACTAGACCAAGTTGGAGATTTTACACAAGAATGTTGGTATTACCGAGCTGGTGCTGGAGAAGGTAATCTAGATGTTATGTTTCTTAAAAACATAACAAATTACTTGTATATTGCTGTTAATCGAAATGATTCTAATAAAGTCACAATAAATCAGCACAACGTTGGCTCTCTCATTACAGGAACAACACAAACTGCTTTAAACACTTGGTATCACCTTGCGGTTTCCAGAAGCGGAAGTAACGTCAGATTGTTCGTTAATGGCGTTCAAGAAGGTTCAACCGCTACATACTCGACAAACACTTCTAATTCTGCAATTTCATACATTGGCGGTTTTCCCGGCGCTCACGGTTTAAACGGTTATATCGACGACCTACGCATCACCCGAGGTTTGGCAAGATACACTGCTAACTTCACGCCACCCACGCAGGCCTTTCCCACACTATAAGAGAATATTGAAATGTACATATCAGGTTGTCGAGTTCAAAATGCTGCTATGTCAGCAGTGTCTATTCCAGAAGGCGACGATTATTTCAACTTGGTAACACTACTGCTGCCAGGCACGGGCACCAACGGCGCTCAAAACAATACATTCTTAGACAGCAGCAGTAGCAGTGTCACAGTTACTCGCAATGGCACACCCACTCAAGGTACGTTCTCACCCTTTAGCCAAACAGGATGGTCAGGTTATTTTGATGGGAGTGGAGATTGCTTACGAACAACGGCATTAAATATAAGCAGTGGAAATTTTACAATAGAAGCGTGGGTAAATTTAACTACTATGCCAACAACAGATAGTTGGCCAGGAAGTTATTCTAATTGGATGGTAATTGTTGGTGTTGGGTCAGCGAGTATGGCAGATGGGTGGCAATTTCGTATTGGACAAACTATTTTAGCATTTGGTACAAACAATGATACTACAGCAGTAAGCGGAACTCATGGCATTACAGCTGGTTCTTGGAACCACTTGGCTTGTGTGAGAAATGGAAATGTGTATACGCTTTATGTAAATGGGTTTTCTGTAGCAACAGCAACATATACAGCCAACCAACCTGGAACAGGAGCTTTTACATGGGTGGGTAGTGAAACTAACCAAGGTGCTTATTTAAATGGTTATATTAGTAATTTAAGGATTTTAGCGGGAACATCTTTTTATACTACTAATTTTACACCTCCAACATCACCACTTACTGCTATAACAAATACTTCTTTATTAACTTGCCAGTCTAACAGATTTATTGACAACAGCATCAACGCATTTGCTATCTCTGCTTTAGGTGATGCATCCGTACAGGCATTTGCACCATTCAATCCTACTCAAACGTATTCTAACACTGTCGTCGGCGGCAGCGAATATATGGTTAGAACCGACTACCTCACAGTGCCAGCCAATGCTGCACTAAAAACATTTACAGGCGATTTTACCATTGAATCGTGGGTATATCCCTTGACCACCAGCGGCGCTGTTGGCGGTGGCGGTGCTGGATTCATTGATACCAGGACCAACGGCGCCACAGCGGCTCCTTGGGTATTTGGGTATGGTGGTTACGTAGCAGGATCTGGATTTACACTAAGTTATTTTGATGGATCCGATAGAGCCAGCTCACTGCGTATGCCTGTTAATCAATGGTCACACGTGGCCATGACCAGACAAGGTTCCACTCTTAGATTTTTTATCAATGGCGTGGTAGATCCAACTACGTATTCTGTAGGGGGTACCATCAACGGAGGAACCAATCCTCTGTTTATCACCAATAGCAAAGATTATGCTATAAATTCAGCATGGGGCAGCGAAGGATACTGGGCAGATTTTAGGATAGTCAACGGAACTGCGGTCTATACATCTTCATTTACTCCCCCCACTGCTCCCTTGACTGCTATTACCAATACCACATTGTTGTTAAACTTTACCAATGGCGGAATATTGGATGCTACCTCTAAAAACAATTTACAAACTGTGGGTGGTGCTGCCATCAGCACTGCGCAGAGCAAGTTCGGTGGGTCGTCCATGGCATTTGATGGTTCTGGTGATTATTTGCTATCTCCGTTTTCTCAAATTAACAGAATCAACACCACGGGAAATTTTACGATTGAATTTTGGGCGTACTTTAATACTGTGGGGGCAGATCAGCGTTTGATTGGATGGGATAACAACACAACAGGTTTGGTAATTGCTATATATACCAACACCACTGGCAATTTAGCCTATTACCTAAGTTCAACTGGTACATCTTGGAATATTGCTACGGCTGTTTCAATTGGTGGTATTGTAGTAAATACTTGGTATCACATTGCCTTGGTAAGAAATGGCAGCACATTTACCCCTTATATAAACGGTGTTGCGGGCACTGCAACGACAAGTTCCGCAACACTTGCTTCATCAACACTTCCTTTCAGTATTGGCGCGGTCGGAAATGGACAAAGTCCGTTCAACGGCTATATCGACGACTTCCGCATCACCCGAGGTTTGGCAAGATACACTGCCAGCTTTACCCCGCCCACGCAGGCATTCCCACTATTATAAATAAAAGGAAACACTATCATGATAATTTCAGGTTCATATGTACGCGGCATCAATCTCACAGCGGTGTCATCTTCTGGTCCCGCTCCAACTCCACCCATACCAGAACCCACAGCGTTTTGGATCAACACATCTAAAAATGACACAGGGAACCAATGGGTTACTGCCTATAGATTAAGTCTAGGGCAGTCTGTAAAAGATGCCAATGGCAATGTGTACTCTATCGCCAGCTACTCCAATCTTTCCAATAGTTATCTTGGCTGGACCAGGATAGACAGCACAGGTAATTTAGTAGGCGGATTTCCTTTGTATGCTGCTCCCAACAACGCTTTGAATCCCAGCACATCCGGCAATAGCACTCAAGTTGGCGGTGGCATTGCCAGAGACACCAATGGAAATATATTCATCACTGCTAAGTTTGCCCAGGACGTTTCCCTGTTGAAATTGGATTCCAATGGCAATATTCTCTATGCCAAGCGATATGTCAATGGCAATACCGATGTTCCTTTTACTTGTAAACTAGATTCTGCCGAAGCAAATATCTACATCTCATCTGATGCACGAACATCCAACAACATTCAACAGTTTACCTTGTTCAAGATTTCTGCCAGCACGGGCGATTTCATCTGGCAAAAATCTGCCAATGTTCCGGGACAGACCACAAACTCACAGGGCATAGCCCGTGGTATAGAAATTGATGCTGAAGGAAATATATTTGTCTGTGGACGGATACGTGTACCAGCCAGAGGCACTCTACAAAATTTTTATCTAACAAAGATAACTCCCGAAGCCGATGTGATATGGCAAAAATACTATACGGCCAATACCTCTGTCAGTGTGTTCTCTGAAGAGGCTATACAAATTACAATCAATCCCACAACAGGTAACATAGCGATGGGTGGTATCCGTAACAGCACCTTCCAAGGTCTACTGATTGATCAACATACTGGCAATATCATATGGCAAACCTGCGAGACTGGCCCCGAGGGACTAGGGCTGCAGGGATTCAGCACGCCAAGAAAGCCTGCTTGGGACAATCAGGGGAATGTTTGGTTTCCCACTTCTGGAGCATGCATTTTCAAACTCAACGGAGTCACTGGCAATATAGAGTTGGGAAGATATCTGCAATATCAATATTCCCAAGTACAGGATGCCAATAACCAAGGCGCCGGCGATATGGGTTATTATGACGTACTGTTTAATAACGACTATTCGGGATTTACTGTCATGGGTGGCTCTGGAACTGCAGCGGCTGCCATCGTAGGAAATCTACTGATAGCTAGACTACCAGCCAACGGAGCAGGCACCGGCAATTACATGGCCGCTGCATCATTTGGCACACCCAACTCTGGCACACTGGGATACGTGGTGGCCGCCAATACATTTGGTGCTGGAAATTTAATCTCATTTACTGGCAATCATGTGTGGTACAATCGTTCTCTAACCACACAAGATATTTCAAACATTGGTCGCCAGACTGGCAATCTAACATTTACAAAGAACATCATATCATAGTCGTAAAAAAAGGACGGTAGTTGCCTACCGTCCCCAAAATGCCACTGACCCAGGAGCGTGAAGTCAGTGGGTACTGCTAAAAACTGTTCTTCATTACAGTATTCTCTGCCAAGGCACGCCAGTTGGTAGGTGACACCTTGACCAAGTCTGCTACCTTCAAACACATACGCAGGCTCAACTCGCGTAGTCGACTCTGGTTAGTGGCCATAAACGCAAAGATCTCTTCTGCGATGCCTGGCTCGAGATTGTACTCGGCAAACAGGCCACCCTCGGCATCACGATGCACCTGCTGGATGCGCAACATCTTGTCACGCTCGGTGTTGATGGTCAGGTCCAGGAAGTGGCACCGAGATTGCAGTGCTTCCAGGTGATCCTGCAGTTTCTTGCTCTTCAAGTTTTCAAACTTCAAGTTGGTGATAAAGATACAGGAACCTTTGAACTCAAACTGGTCGGGCACACCCTCACGGCGCAACATTGACGAGTCTGAATTCCAGCAGATTCTACGACGCTTGCCCGAGTCGAGGGCGGCTTTGAGAATGTTCAAGGCAATGTCATCCATCAGCACAGAGTCACAGTCATCAAACACCAACACATTCTTGGGGTCCGAGTTCTTGAACAAGGCACAGTAAAGTCCAATGGGAGTCATTGCGCCTTTGATGATTTCAAACTTGACTTTTTTGCCTGACAATTTGTCAAAGATGCCGGCCTTTTCCAACTGGTACTCAACGCCAAAACTCTTGCCCACTCCCGGAGGACCAGACACGATCATGGCACGCACATCGCCGGCGATACAGGCACGGGTCATTTCGTCCAGGATGCTGAATCGCGTGGCGATACGATCCATGGCTTCTTGATCAGTTTCCTGCGGTGCTATCTGCAGTTCGGCTTTTTTAAATTGTACAGTTTCGCTCACTTTATCTCCGTTGACTACTTGGATGTCTGAAATTTTATTTACTTTGATTTTGATCTGCTCAGGGAAGCCGGGAAATTGGCCGCCGTTTTCTACCAACACATTGCCACCCTTGGCAGTGGTTTGAAAGTCCCGGATCAAGGTAAACACCTGACCCGATACGTCGGTATTGCGATACTCACCTGCTATGATTCTAACTTGTGCCATACTGCGCTCCTTGCTTTATTATATTAAACTTATTATAGCAAAATCTGATTTATTGGTCAAATGCCAGGATCCATACTGTGGCATAAAAACAACACCATAAATCACTGTATTTTTACTGCGTTTCTAGTATATTAGCACAGTGGCATTTAATGGTCAACCGCAGGCTGTTGTGTGGTGCGGCGCTCAATGTCTGCTTCTTCGCACTGCTCACCATACTGTATTTCGATTATCTTGAGCGGGTTTGACTCGTTGTTGATCAGTTGATGCCATTCGTTGCGAGAGATATGCAGGTATTGGTGCCGATCAAACACTCCGTTGAGCTCAACATCTGTGGTGGTGCTGTCTATGGTATCCACTGTGGCCGTACCTTCGGCCACCAACCAAAATTCACTGCGGCCTTGATGTCGTTGCATACTGAGTGCGGCACCGGGATCCACTGTGAGTTCCTTGACCTTGACGCCTGCGGCTTGGTGCAGCACACGATAGTATCCCCAGGGTCTAGTGGTCTTGGGCGCTTTCCATTCTTCCAAGATCCAACTACTGGAATTGGCCTTGTTGTTGCCACCTATTTCAAACTGAAAATCAATGCCCGGCACACGCATCTCAGGAATGTTTTCTCGTGTGCGGTCTCCGCCGTTGCAGAATATGATGGTGTCGTTGGGATGACGACGTTTGATCTCTTCCAGAGCGGCACAGCAGCTGCCATCTGAGTCATCAAAGTATGCCAGCACCTGATCCACGCATCGCAATGCACGCACCAAGGCCACACGCTCGGGTAAAGGCATGAATGCTCGACCTTTTTTGCGCTGTAACCACTCATCTGAGTTCACAGCAACATACAGTCGATCGGCCAGCAGACGGGCTGCTTCAAAACTGGCCAAGTGACCCGAGTGTAGCGGGTCGTAGCCTCCGGAACATACTGCGATTTTCATAGCGTCACATCCTCCATACCGGCTGTTCTTAGTCTGGTGATGTGTCCCAGCATCCAACTCTTGCTGTCAAGTCCTTTCATGATTCCCAACCAACGATTGCGCAACAGTGCTACTTCGTTGATGATAGTTTCATAATCGATCACTTCATCTTCACCATCTACATACTTTTCGGCGTCTCTACTACTTAATGCGCGAGCATAGCCCTCGAGATATTTTTGAAAATGGCGTCTGCGTATCTTACGCAGTTGGATATTGAGATAGTTTAATACTGCTTCTACTTCCTGCAGTTGATTGAATCTATGCTCGGTGATACCTGGTAGATCTTTCACATTACGCTCTACCAGGCCACCGATGCCGACTTCACGCTTGGCTTCCAAGAGTTCAGATTCGTAGTGTGCAATAAAATCGGGTATGGACCCTATGTCTGCTACTACTCTGCTGTACCAACTCATTTACCAGCGCTCGTCTTCTTCCTCATACTCTTCCTCTTCTTCCTCTTCTTCAAGGTGCTCCTCAGCATACTGCTTGACAGCACGTTTGATATCTGAGTCTCCGCGGAAAGCATCACGGATGTCGTCAATCTCATAGTTGTTTTCAAACAGTGTTGCTACCACTGCTTCGGCAGCATCACGGCGATCCACGGGATTGATACTGGGTTTGACATTGTCCCAGATTTCGGCTATGATATCTAAGCTCATTCTGTTTCAGGTTCCTTTTTCTTGCGTTTGATCAACGGCTCAGGATCCACAGACACAGTATCTTGGATCAGTTCTGACACTGGTTCATTGACTGGCGCTTCTTGTACCGTTGACTTCTTACTTATAGACAAGGCAGAAAAATCTCGCATAACTTGATCCAAGCAACCTGCTTCGTTTGATTCCCAGGCCCTGCGGAACTGTTTGATAATTTCGCCATCTGTGGTAGTGTAAGCCAGCCTGTTGCCGTCCTTGACCAGCATCTGCTGTTTTTCAAACAAGTCTACCAGACCCGAATAAGGATTCATACCTGTTTCATAAGGAATCTTGACCTGCACTGATTCAAAGGGTTTGGCATAGCGTGTTTTCATTACCTTACAGGCAGCACGGATACCCAACACTTCTGAAACTTTGTTGCCATCCTCATCCTCTTTGAGTTTGAGTTTTTTCATGGCTACCACGATACTTGACGCATAGATAAAGCCTTGACCACCCGAGATCTTGTCATCGGGGTCAAACATATCTTGGCTGGCATATGTATGGTTGGTGGCTACCAAGCCCACGTTGTGACTTCCAAACATATTCACGCAGTTACGCACCAGGGCTGTGAGTGCTTTGGGTTTGCGACCCAAGTCACCTTTTAAGTCACCGGCTTCAAACTGGTTCACGTCTGTGGGCGTGAGCAACATACCCAACGAGTCTATCACAAACAAAACTTTGGGCTTGTCATCGCCGGGCAAGGTCTTGTAGTCTGCCATGAAACTGGTAATGGTCTTGGCCACGTCATCGATCATGGCCATGTTTAATTTCAGTAACTTTGATTCATCCGTGTCCACTCCCAGAGCCTTGAGCCAGTCCTCATCAAGGGCATTTTCTGTGTCTACCAACACCACAAAAATACCCTGTTGCTGTGCGTGGCGTACCAAGTTGCCTGAGCAGATATAACTCTTGCCTGCGCCCGATTCACCAGCAAACACAGTGACCTTGCCCAAGGGTATGCCTTTGTGGAAATCGCCAGATACCAAGTAGTTCAGCGCAAAGTTTCCTGTACTGATCCAGTCTGTGGGATCATTGAAACCAATGCTGAGCCCTTCAATGCTTTTGGTAATGTCCTTGCGGAACTTGCTGATGTCAAAGGGCTTGCCCATTATTCGTCCCTCGTGATTTCTGTGGCTTCGTTGATCAGCGCGATCAACTGTTCTTGGGTGTTGCAAAGTATTTTTACACTGCGCCAATCTTCTTCAGAGTTGCGTCCGGAGATTTCAAACATAAAGCCGTTGTCATACATCTGTACAGTAAAACTGTCAGATACTTTTGCCAATTTGTCAGAGATTTTAGATATAGATTTTTTTGCCATTTTGTTGGTCCTTGTTGGTAAAGGTGCAGGGGTACAGTACAAGTATACTGTGACCCCTGCTATCAGTCAAGAGTCGTGATTACTGCTTTTGCTGACGTGCGCGGATCATAGCCAGGATGTCCTGGGCATTTGAACCAGATGCCTGCGCGGGTTTGGCCACTGGCGCCGAAGCAGCGTCTTCATCCTCGTCAAAAGATGATGCTGCCTTGGCCGGGGCCGGGGTAGAAGTGGCGCTTGCTTCTTCTGGGGCAGATGGCGCCGGGGAACCAGCCGGAGCCGCCATACCACCAGGGCGGAAGTAAGCACCCCAACGGTCGGGATCATAAGGTTTGCCATCAACGCTGGCCTCAAACATATCCTTCATTACCTTCAACTCTACATCGGTTGGCTTCTTCGGTAAGAAACTGGAGAGGTCAAACAAACCGAATTTCTCAATCGCTTCAAGTTCGGCCTGCGTCAGTGACGTTTCCTTACGTGCCCATTTACTGGTGCTGTAATCTGCATAACCACCTTTTGAGGTCTTGGAAACACGGAAATCCAGGCCACGCTCATAGTCGGTTGGCAGTTCTTCAATCTCGGGATCCATCAAGCTCGCTTTGATAATGGTAAAGATCTGCGGGCTGATGATGAAACGCCGGATGGGGTTTTCTGGAAGTTTGTCTTCTGCAAGTTCTGACTCGCGTACAAAGCCTTGGAAGATGTAACTGCGTTTCTTCCAGTACTTACGACCCATTTCTTCCAGGCTAGGGTCTTTGAACCATCCACGTACTTCTGCGAGGATTGGGCACGAGTCGCCCCACATCTCCACGCAAGGTACTTGGACCACTGTGGGTTTAGAATCCATTTCTCCTTTGACGCCAGCGAAAGGCAATTTGATCATTGCTCGTTCGATCCAAAAGAATGTGTTCTTGGAGTTTGCGTCTGGGAGGAATCTGAGGACTGCGGATTTGCCTTCCTCTAAGTTCCAGTGTGCGAAAATTGAATTATCACCGCCACCGGATTGAGAACCTTGTGTACGATTCTCTTGCGCCTGCAGTTTGGCGCGAATTTCTGCCATTGATGTTGCCATTGTAGGTTTGTCCTTTCGTTGCCTAAGTTGGTCTATGTTTATGCCTAGATACACAAGCATTCTGCAAGTGTAACAATATTATTTAGTCAGGTCAATGACAAAGTGTATTTTTTTGGTAGTTTTTTTGCCAGATTAGGCAGAAGCCACTTTGCGTCTTTTGGCAGGAGATTTTTGATGCTCTAGTACAGCCAGTTTGACTTCTTGTTCGTGTACTTCTTCGTGTACGGTGGATAGTTCTCTTTTGATTTCGGAAACGTCTTGTTCGATGTTGATGACTTTTTCGTGTAGGATGCTGAGGATTTGGTTTTGTGCTTCGTGTTCTTTGGTCACGTAATCCATATTGGCATTGACCTGATTGAACCAGTGCTTGAGCTGCCACCAGATTCCACCAAGAGAAAAGAAAAATATCAACAACCACCAGTCGCGGATAATGGTATTCGCGAGAGTTACAAAATCTGTCATAACGGTTCACTTTCGATGCAGCATGATTATGACTCGATCATGCCAGCATGGGTTCGATTTTATTTATGTCAGTACTTGATTTTAAGGCTTGAAGCCAACAGAATTTGGCGGAACTTGGCGTTGTGTCACGCCCGAAAGTTCTCGTTGTACCGCTGCAGGATCCGGTTGTGCGTCAGGTTCGCGAACCACACTCTTGATCTTGGGTGCGCCACCGCTGGCATCGATTTGTTGTGTGTTGGTTAACTTCTGCGATATCCTGGCCACTGATTGATGATCGGCGCCTTGGTTCTGCATCCATTGCAGTATGATGGGTCTTGCATCTGCTTCGGGATCAGATTCGGCAGCATCGCTCAACATATCAAACAGCACATCATCGCCCAGCAAGTCATACAGCTTGCCTGTGGCATTTTGTGCATTGGCGCCCAGTTTCAAGGGCTGGCTCATGATTTCGATCAGTTGATCTTCGGCTTCTTTGTCTTTGGGCAAGGACCAAGTGCCTTCTAGCAAACTATCAGCCCAGGCTTCAAACTGGTCTGCTTCAGCCATGGTGCCCAGTATGGGTGCTACTTCTGCTACCATTTCTTGATTGGGTGCTTGGCAAAACAGTTCTTTGATGGCCTGTACTGTGCTCTCAGTCACAGCAACATCAGAGGATGAATCAAAATTGCTCACGTGAGTCTGATAGCCTCTGCGACCTGCCAGGCTCTTCAGGCGTTTTCTCTGCTCTTGATAATGACGGCGTGCAGCTTCTACCAGTTCAATCTGTGGCGTGTTGGCCCAGTTGCCTGCAGATACTCTGCGCAGGAAATTGCCCATGACCGCACACTCTTTCACCATCTTGGTGATATTCTGTCCCACTGGATCCCAAGGATTGCCACCTTCGGCGCAATGGCGTGCCATGGCGCGGCCTCCTACCAAACTGGTAAAGGGCAGTTTGAATCTCTGTTCATCTTCGGTTTCTATAAAAAGTTCTTGTATGTGTCTAAATCTAGCATCACCTTCGTTGATGTCACGGTTGTGACGTATTCTCAGTTTGGTCTTCTGTGGACCAGTGGTGCGGCTGATGTGTTTGCTGCCCCAATAGCGTCCTTCTGCCAAGTTGGCAGACTCTGCACGTTTCAAACGATATGGCAGTTGGCTGGCATCTGATATTTTAAAGTCCGGACTTTTGCGTCTTGCAAAGTTGCGTAATTCTTGCATGAAAGCAAACCAAGCATCTCTGGCGCCTGAATCGTTGTCCATGTGTTTGCCAATGGCATCTGTGACCAGCAATTCTATGCTGAGATCTGGACTTAAGATTATGACCACGGAACCATAGTTGGTACCGTTGTGCTCAAAGTCAAAACTGAATATATCGCTGTCTTGTATGGCCGTGTCTTGATTGCCTGTGTTGTTGAGGCTTTTGACATCAAAACCCTTGGCTGTGAGCAGGTTGTACAATTGTTGTGCTATGTTGTCTTTGGTTTGGGGCATATTGTATTTATTAAAATCACATGATGGCTATAAAGGGCATGGGCTGTATAATTTCGTCATGATCGCGCCAGTGCTGGCTTATTTCTGCGTCAAAACTCTGTAT